ATGTTCTTTTAAATGTTCTAAAATCATATCATTTTGTTTCTGTATCATTATCTTTACTCCCCTTTAATTGTTCTACTTGTTGATGTAAGTCTGTTATTGTTTTCATTAAACTTAAAAGCATATCATATTCAAGGTAGCACTTAGGACTACCATGATCTCGTTCTACTAATAAGAAATCTGCTCCTTGCTTGGCTTTATCCCCAGTTCGCCAACCATGTTTCCATTTCTTACATTCAATTATATACTTTTCCCCAGTTGGTGATACAACATAGACATCATTAGGAAAATCTCTGAAAATACCTGATCCTGGTTGCTTTCTAGCGTCCCAACCACTATCTTTATTTATTGTATCAACAATCTTTTTCTCGAATTTAGAGCCTTTAGCTTTAGCACTTCTTGCAGTTAAAACCATATCATTCTCCATATCTTTGTTTGCAATAATAACACCGCAAACTTTTAAAATCATAATACAAATATTTTGTATTACAGTTTTTGCATACTATTACTTTTGCTTTAGAATGGGATTTTGTCATCTGGCATCTCACTCATTGCTTGGTTATCTAAATCTTGTGTCTGTTGAAGGTGTTTAAATGCACCGCTTGAACCTCTACTATAATTTAATAATAACCATTGTAATTTCTGGTCTGGTGTCCAATCTGGGTATCTATTTACACATGCTTGTAGTATAATCGCCCAATCTCTACCTTGTAACTCCGCAACATCATGTCCACCTGCTGTCCCTTCCGTAGTAGGTTGATAGCTATTCTGTGGTGCTTGTGGTGGTGTTGGAGCAGCAGTTGGTGTCGGTTGTGGACTTGGTGCTATATTATCGTCATTAACCACTTTAAATCTGTTAATATAGAGATTATTAAACTGATCTGCCCATGTTTCTATATCAACCACCATGCCAACATCTAAATCGCTTGGTCTTTTATCTGGATTACATAGTAATTTTTTTCCGTCTTTTGTTACTATTTTATAATTTTTAGTACCTTTCCAACCTTTTTCTTCATTTGGTGGCTGTGGTGCTATTATTTCTTTAATTGTAATCTGCATATTTAACTCCTTATTTGGTGTAGAGAGGAAAGGAGTGAGCTAACCCCTCTACATAAAAATAAAACCTCACTCGTTTATTGTTTCCATTCATCTGCATAATCATGGAAATAATTATTTAAATTAATAATCTGTAAGAAAATGCTTTTATCTCTTGTATAGTTTTTAGTGTCATAAGTTCGTGTCATTATATCAGCATTATCTCTATCAATCATTACTATCATTCTAGGAAATGGATTTCCCCCTTTATCTTCTAGTAGGCACTCCATATATGCCAATAATTGTAATGGAAATTTACTAGACATGTCAGGTAATCGTTTAAAATTAGCTATAGAGCCAGTTTTCCAATCTAATAACACTCGCCCTCTGCCGTCATTTAAAATACATTCTAGGTCATATTTACCACTATAATTATGTTCTTTATTATAAACTAATACTTCACTCGATAAGACTTTTTCTACATTAGCATCAAACCAATCAATTCCAGCTTTCTGCATTTTAGCTATATTTTCATCTGTATCATATGTTGGTTGTATGCCCTTCGCATAATTTTCTAAGGTTGCATGTACTATTGTCCCTCTCTCTGCCGATTTAGTCCAAACATCAGCCGATTTTTTACTTATATCTTTAATAAAAGATTCAGCATCTTTTTTATATTGCCATGAATACTGTTTATTAAGTTCTATTTCTTTCATAAATACCTCTCTTAAACCCTTACGAGCCGACATTGCACCGATATTAAATGAACCTAGTATGCTAAAATGCGAAGTAACAGACCGCACATCTATAATTTCTCCGTCATTTTTTATAAATTGATACTTATGACTAGATTCATCAAAAGTTAATGTTCCGTCAGCAAATACTCTTTTTTCTAATTCCATTATATTTCCTTAATGTAATGTAATATTATATTGTGATTTTCTTAATAATTCTGATAGTTTTTGATTCCATATCGCTTTAAAATCTGGACATTTTGCGTCATTTCTCGCATTTATTAAATTATAAATACGTCTATTTAATTGTGTATCTAATTCTTCATATACATTATCACCTTGTATAATCATTCTACATTCTCCTTATCTAACATATAGTCTTTATACATTCCTTGTATTTCTTGTACTATTTCTTCCACAGTAAGTTCTTTATTAGCAAGTCTACCAATCAAATTTGGCAACCACTCTAAGCAATCAGAACTATCACCATGCATAAATCTATGACCTAACCAATGTTCAATCTCTTGTGGTGTTAATACAGTTTGTTTAGTCATTATCCTTCTCCTTATCTTGATCAATTAATATTCTATCTATTAATAAATTACAGTCTTTTAAGACTTCTAATAATTCCTTGCTCCAGGTCTTGTCATTTTGTAGCTTATAAGTCAGTAATGCTTTAATAGAGCCTATTCTATGACCTAACAATACATCGTCCAGTCCTTCGAAATTTGCCATTATACATTCTCCTCATTTAAATCTACTCTATCTATAATTTCGTCATGAATATCTAATTCGTCTGATTGATACCATTCTCCACTATAAAACTTTTCTTCTGCTTCTTTCTTATTATTTGCTTTTATTCTATATTCTGTCGTTACTGTGGCGACTGTCATTATGCTGTAATTATTCATTATAACCCCCTTTAATTGTTAAAATATGTATCCCAAAATTCTTCTTTAGAAATGTTTAATTGTTTTGCCAATTTATCCGATTTAATATATATCTGGTCAAATTGGTCATCAGTTCCTGACCTAGCAAGCAAAAAATTATGCTCATCGACAAGGTCATTTATTTGTTTAATTATTGTTTTATTAATTGTCATTCTCCTCTAATTCTTCTAAATTAAACTCTATTCTGTCGTCTATGCTATCATCAATCATGGTTATTTCTCTTATATCGTCATTAAAATAACCATAACATTCTAAGTCTGGATTACATTGCTGTAACTTTTCTATTATTTCTTTAACTCTCATTGTCATTTTCCTCTAAATTAGTTTTAAAATATTCTTGCATAATTACAGTTATAACGGCTCTATATTCTTTCTGATTGCCTTTAAACTGTTTTATCATAAGAGAACCTATAATCTCATTAAGACGGCTTATATCGTCATTATCTAATATAACTTGCATTATGCCACCTTCATTTCTGTCAA